AAACCAACTCGCACTTACACTAAGCGAAAAACAAAATGATGCAAATCCTGAGATTTGGTTGTTTAGATTTATTAATGAGCAATCAAAAGAGGATTATTTTTGCAACTTAACAGACCTTTCAGGTTCACAAGATAGGTTTAATTTGTTTCATTTAATCGAAGGTACAAGCGTAACACTTCCATTAGGTGAATATACCTACGAAGTTTATCAAATGCCTATCACAGCAAGTAATATTTACGCAAATGGTTTGCTTTGCGAAAGTGGTAAAGCACGTGTAAAAACTGCAACTACTTCGCCTTATCCTACCTATTATAACACACCAACAACACGCAAGATTTATGAGTGAGAATTACATATTTAGAGAGGCTAAAATACCGATGCCTACTGAAAAGCAGAAAGCTGGACAACAATGGGTTGCGTGGGGTGAAGATAACTTGTACCCTCAATTTCTTGTTGGGTTGTATTACAATTCAAGCATACATCAAGGTATCGTAAATTCAAAGGTTAAATACATTTCTTCAAATGGTTTAGATTCTAAGACTACGGATGTTGCAAAATGGGATTTGATTAAGAAGAACGGAAACGCACCTTTCTCTTTGGACGAAATTTCAACAATGATTTGTAAAGATTTTGAGTTGTTGGATTCTTTCGCTATTCTATTCAAGAAAAACATTATCTCTAAATTTTGGGATATGCACCATATATCTGCAGAGTTAATTCGCAAAGGTGAAACAAGCGAATATTTTTACTACTCTGAGAATTGGAAAGAACGTAACCAAACAGAAGAAAAAACAGGTTTCAAAAAGATAAAAAATATTGAGGATGTAACCGACCAAGATACTGAATGTATTTTATACGTATCTTCAAGAAGTAAGCAACATATTGTTGATGAAAAAACAGGTATGCTTACTAAGTCTGTATATCCGATTCCTTCTTATAGCGGTTGTATCAACTCAATTATGGCATCCATTGAAATGAACTATTTCAGATATTCCGAAGTGGTTAATTCTTTCAAAGGTGGCACAATGATTAACATTCCAACAGGAGCACCTGAGAATGAACACGACAGGAAAAAATTAGTTAACCAACTTAAAGGAGAAAGTACAGACCGAGATAAACAAGGAGGTATTATTGTAACCTTTTCAAGAGGTACGGAAAATGCACCAACAGTTACACAAATAGGCGGTAATAACTTAGACCAACGTTATTTGTTAACTCAAGAAAGTATCATTGATGATATTATGGTTGGTCATTCCGTTATTAGCCCTTCTTTATTCTCTATTAAAACAGCTGGTCAATTAGGTGGTTCAAGTGAATTAGAGACCGCATACGCTTTGTTCATGTCGAATTACGCGAGTGAGCGTCAGAAGATAATCACAGATGCTATTTCTTATGCTCAATATTTGTTAAATTCTTTTAGTGGTGAAATATTCTTCATTGATAAAGGTTTTTTCTTAACTAAAAAAGTTGAGCAACCACAAGTACAACAACTAACTAAGCAAATGAGTGATGAGGATGTAATAAACTTATTTTCTCAATGTGGACGTAGTGAATATAAAGAAGTATTTTCACGTGAAATAAACGATTTTAGCGATTTAGAACGTACAGAAAAGGAATTACTAAGTAAACATACCTTTGCAGATAATTTAACCGACTTACAGACTAAAATCTTATCAATGATTAACAATGGTGAAAGCTATGGAGCTATTGTTAAGGCAAGTGGTGAAAGTGCTACGATTGTAACAAGAAATATAATTGAGCTTGAAAAAATTGGTATGATTAAAGGTTATGAATTAACACCAAAAGGTCAACAGAATACAGAAGGTGTTAAATTTGAAGTTGTTTACCAATATAGAGAAAGAACGGACGCACCAAAATTAAAAGAAGGTGGGGAAAGCAGACCATTTTGTAAGTCATTAGTTGAGTTAAAGAGAGTTTTCACGCGTGAAGAAATAAACGGAATAACAGCTAAATTAAGAGCTAACGGAATAGATAGGGATGTTTGGCAATATAAAGGGGGTTGGTACACTAATCCTAATACAAAGGTACACACACCTTCATGCAGGCATACGTGGTTTCAAATCGTTATAAATCAATAAGTTATGGCAGTACATTTAATATCTACAACAAATTTAAAAGCACTTTCTTACATTTCTTCAAATGTGGACGATTTGCTATTAACTACTTTAATTACGAGAGTACAAGATACGGTTCTTGAAAGTATTTTAGGTTCTTCATTATTCAATAGACTTTTAGAGGGTGTTGATGCAAGTGATTTGAACGCAAACGAAACGGAGTTACTTAACACGTACATTACACCTTGTTTAGTGGCTTCTGTTGAGGTTCGTGCTACGGATATGACTACATTAGAGCTAAGACAAATCGGAGTGGCTAAGGTTAGTTCTGAGGGTGTTCAAAATGCAAATGAAAGCGAATTAAATAGGGTTTCTAATTCTTTGAAAAAAGATTACAACTTTTACAGAGAAAGGTTAATTCGTTTCTTGAAGCTTAACAATGAGTTATTCCCTGAATACACTTCTTATTACAACTACTTGTACCCTTGTGATAATTCGTTAAATCAAATCAATCCTGATAGTGGGAAGTCAGATGTTAATATCACTTTCGCATGATTACAAGTGTTAACCGACTTTCAGCAGAATTAGAAGCTATACAGGAAGCTCACTACCAATTAAACTCATTTTATTTTGGTGAGTTCAATTTGGCACTTCAAAAAAGGGATTTAGAATACCCTTTACTGATTTGTGATTATAATAGCGGTGCAATTAACATTTCAAACACTTCTATTCAACTTTTCGTAACGATTTGTGATAAAGTCTATAAAGACAATTCTAATCTGTTAGAAACAAAATCCGATACACTTCAGATATGTAGGGATGTATTTAACATAATGAAGAAGTCTCAACGTTGGAACGAAATTGGACGTGTAACACAGGGGAATGTTAATTCATTTGTTGAACGTGGAAAAGACGAGGTTGCAGGTCACGTTATGAATGTAACTATTGAGCTTCGAGATTCAAATGGTATTTGTAACCTTCCTATGAATGGTTATGACTTTGGCGGAGGTGCTTCTTATGGATGTGATCCAGCATTAATCGTTAATAGTAACGGAACTTATTCGCATTCGGTGGCAAGTGGTGACACTTTTACTTTACCAAACATGGAATTTGAAGTTTATGTGAGCGGAATATATAAAGAATTAGTAACTTTAATAACCTTAGATAATTAAAATATGGCAAATACTATTAATATAAACGTAAACAAGACCGATTTAGGTTTAAATTTAGTTGACAATACAAGCGATTTAAACAAGCCAATTTCAACAGCTACGCAAACAGCCTTGAATGGTAAAGAAGACGTATCTAACAAGTCAACAAACACAAGTTTAGGCACTTCGGACACTCTTTACCCTTCGCAAAATGCGGTTAAAACCTACGTAGATACAAACATGGGTGCGTTTGATACTATTTCAACCCCTCAAACCGCTACATTAGATTTTAGATTCGATAAGAAACATATACACGCTACAACAGGTTTAGGTGGTGCATTAGCTCCGTTAACAGGTAACATTACATTATATGCTGGTGCGAATATAGTTAACGTTACTTCTATTATGTTGCACAATGATAGCGTTGAGCCTACGTTCTCAAGTGAATTCACTCGTAGTGCGGATAGTTTGCCTTATATAACAGGTCAAGATAATGTAATTGTAGCAACTGTTGTTAATCAATATCCTACGAAAGTTATTTACAAAATCTTAAGAGGTGGCACAAACATATACGGGACGTTTTTATCAACTACTTTAAAAGGTGCTGTAAATGGTTTAGCTGAGTTGGATGGATCAGGAAAAGTGCCGAGTGGTCAATTACCTTCTTATGTTGATGATGTTGTTGAGGTTGCTAATTTCGCAGCACTTCCTGTTACAGGTGAAAGTGGTAAGATTTACATAACCTTAGATAACAACCTTACATTTAGATGGAGCGGTTCTGCTTACGTTGAGATAAGCTCAAGCCTTGCACTTGGTGAACTAAGTACAACAGCTTACAGAGGGGATAGAGGTGCTACGGCATACAATCACTCACAATTAACAAGTGGCAACCCTCACAATGTTACAAAAACAGATGTAGGGCTTTCAAATGTTGCGAATAGTGATACAACAACAACAGCAAACATAACGGATAGTTCTAATAAGAGATTCGTTACAGACGCTCAACTAACAGCGATTGATAATGCAGCAGCTAAAAACGTTGTATTAGACCGTAAAACAGCTTCTTACACGCTTGTAGCAGGGGACAATAACAAGTTAATTGAAATGAACGTTGGAACAGCTAACAATGTAACAATTGACAATTCAATTTTCAGTGCTGGAAATCAAATTTTAGTAGCTCAATATGGAGCAGGACAAACCACATTCGTTGCTGGTAGTGGTGTTACGTTGCGTTCTGCAAGTGGAAAGTTGAAATTAACAGGTCAATATTCAGCAGCTACGATTGTGGCTATTTCAGCAAGTGAGTTTTACATATTTGGTGATTTAACAGCGTAATTATGTGGATAGCAAGGACAGGAATTTTAGCAAGTGGTGGAAGTGATTCAGACGCTCAGGCTTTCATAACAGCGGCAGGGATAACAGATACAACTCAAAAAAATGCCGTAATTCAGTTAGTGTTGGATTTAAAGGCTGCGAGTCTATGGAGTAAAATGAAAGCTATTTATCCATTTTTAGGTGGTACCTCAACAAGTCATAAATTCAATTTAAAAGACCCACGTGATTTAGATATTGCTTATAGACTGTTATTTGTAGGTGGTGGTACACATAGTTCTGATGGCTACAAAGGTAATGGTACTACTGCTTATGCAAATACTTACTTAAATCCTGCTACGGCATTAACTCAAAATGACATTCATATATCTTGGCATTCAAACCTTAATGTTGTTGGTGGTGTACAAGCAGAGATAGGGCAAGTGACTACATCGAGGGTTATAGGTTACGCATTTAATAATGCTCAAACATTATGGGTTACAAGGTTGAATACTACGTCAAATGGTAGTGTATCAACTGCTAACACTATTGGTTTTCATCAAATGAGCAGATTATCGAGTTCAAGCTACATAATGCAAAAAGATGCAACCCAAACAACTATATCAATTGCATCAACAACACCAACCTCTCAAAATATAATATTACTTGCATCAACAGCAGCGGCAGAGTTTTCACAGAGAAACCTTCAATTAGTAACTATAGGCAATGGACTTAGTGCTTCTGAAATGAATGCTTTAAACACAATTAATACTGATTATAAAACAAATTTAGGTAGATAATGAATGTATATAAACTAACAACAGAACAAAGAAATCAACTTGTAGGGCAAACTTATGATGGGGAAACAATGTTTAATACAGATGCGATAGATGCAGATGGTAACTACTATGTAGGAGTAGAAGAATACAACCGATTAACATTAGTTAAAGCAAATGAAATAGGTGTTATATCT